TTAGTGATGGTGCGCCAGAACGAGCCAATGCCTGTCCTGCGCTCAATAAACCAGATGTAAGTGCTTGGCTTCTTAAACTAGATAAATCTTCTGGTGTTAATAAGCCTTCAAAATATGATGGTATTGTTGCCATATCTGCCTCAGAGTAAAGAGATTCTAGGAACTCTAGCTGTTGGTTGATTTGATGCTAGTAACGACAATAATGCACTTGTAGCATCTACTGCTTCACCAGCTTTCATTGTTCCTCTGGGAGTTGAAAGCTGTTGTGGTTTAATTTGGTTTAGTTGTTGTGTTGCTTGATCTGGTTGGTTGCCTTGGCTAACCATACGCATAATGTCTTGCGTACTCATACCTTGGCTTGGAAGTTTGTTATATAAACCCTGTTCTGTTTGGCCTGTTAATCTTTGGAAGAATGTGGGATCGCCTTGCGACACACCCTGTTGTTCAGCAAGTAGATTTAAATACTCTGGTGTCATTTGGCTTGCAGAGATTTCAAATATACCTTCTTGTCCTGGCACACCTGTAAATCCACCAGATTCAAGACCCATGCTACCAAGTAAGTTGCCGTAACTTGTACCTGCGCTTGATCCACCTGCACTACCCATAGATCCTAATAATTGTGGAGCGTAGTATGCTGCAACTAACGCAGCAGGAAATCCCCAAGACATATTAAAAGGCATTTCTCGCCTCATAAATGTGTCTGCCTCTGAAAGACCTTTACCAACAGAACCAAATATGTCCATTATTATCTACCTAATAAACCAGTCATTCTGCCAATTCCTGCTAAAGTTAAAGCATTGCCAAGGAAAGATTGTGCAGGGTTTCCATAGATCGGCTGTTGTGTAGTTCCTGTTCCTGTTGTTTCTGTAATACCGCCAGCAGGCGCTCCATAAATAGAACTTAAATAGGACTGTAAACGAGCTTGCGGTAGATTTTGTGCATAATTAAAGCGGTTAATTTGATCTTGTAGTGCCTGTAGATCGTATGCTTCACGAGCCTGACCAACTGTTGCTAAACGCTCGATGTCTGCGTAATCTTGTGCAGCTAACTCAGGCAATGCACGAGTAGCCGCTTCTTGCCTTGCTCGCTCTTGTGCATAGTTTTCAAATGCTAATTTACCTGCTGTTTCTGTTAAGCTACGAGAGAAAATATCAGATGCCTTGCCTTGTAACTGACCCATTGCGCCAGATCCGTAACGACCTGCCGATGATGCTTTAGATGCTAAATTTTGGATTTGTTCTGTAAATGCTTCTTGTGCTTGTCTAGCTGCTGGAGCAAATGCGCCTTGAAAAAATGGATTGCCTTGTAAATACTCGCCACCAGCAGTTTTTTGCATCTGTGTTTGCGCTTGACGCAACAAAGGGCTTCCAGCCATTGCGCGAGCTTCTGCTGATTGAAGTGCAGATAAAGTAGTTGCCGATGGGCTTACATAGGTTTGACCAGGAAAGTATTGTGGCGCAGGTGCTTCATAAAGTTTGCGAGCTTCGCTAAGACCAAACTCTACATAAGGCTTTAGCATTGGATCTAGTTGTGTAACAGACCTTCCGCTTTGATCTTGTGTAATGGTCTGCGTTCCTTGTTGGCTAGAGCCACCAAAAATACCGCCTACAAAGTTACCAACTGCCTTTCCAATGCCACCCATGTTAAAGCTCCTTTATCCATTTTCTAGGGGTAAACCCTAGGTTTCTTGCTACTCGATCCCATCCTTTTCTATGGGAGTCAAATGTTATCGTTCTTGCACCACCAGCATCTGCAATCTCTTGGATTGCTTGCCAACATGGTTCAAGGTTATGCTCAAAATAAGCACACCATATATGTAGGTTATCGCCTTGGGGTTGCAGAACCGAAAATCCAACTAATCGGTTGTCCTGCCTGAAAGCCCATAAAAGAGCCTTGCCGTTGAAACAATCTACATATACATCCTCAGGAATCCATTCCTCAGGAGTCTTAATTAAAATTGTTTGTAATCCTTGTCTTACAAAAGGCCAATACATCCGTAGTTCATGCGGTTGTATGTAGACTTTTTCCATACCACAATTTTACATATTATAAAAGACAAATGTAGTATTTTTTACCCAACAATCACATATTTATAGGTCATTCCCGATACGGAATTAGCAGGATGACTAATCGTTGCACTACCGTTCTGAACCGCAGAAATGTACGGTGCGGTAAATAAATTGCTTGTGTATCCATTCGATGACAGATAGCTCATTGTGGCAATAATGCTAGGTGTTGCTGGTCGATCTGGTGTGGTTTGTGTAGCAAAATGCTCAATAGTTACACCAATGTCGCTTGGTCGCCACATAATCTCTACATAATCGTCTTTTTGCAATGCCACAAAAATATTTAATGCTGCAATGCTTTGGCTATCTGTTCCTGTAGATTTTCTTTGAGATATACCAAATACAGAGTTGCTATTAGCTATGTTTGTGCCATTTTTCCTAAACCAAATATCCACAGACTGAACATCATTTGTAGAGTTTCTTAACTGTGCAGAAAACTGGATGTCGTATAAGCCAGAATATCCTGCTGTTAGCTTTGTGCTACTTACTAGGCTTGCGCCAAGGCTATAGTCTGTAGTGCTAAACGACATAACATTTGCTGCTGTGGTTGTAGTAGCAGCTTGGTCTGTGTCATCCGATACAGCTAAATAAGGGGTAAATTCTGCTGCCGATACATCATCACCTGGCACTAGGATAATCGTGCTGTCTTGCCCAATCCTAGCATCGTTAATGGTTGTAGAAGTAGCACCGCCTGTGGCCAGAGTAACAGACCCAGTATTGTTGGTCTTGCCATCCATAATGTTATTGACGATCTCGGCTACTGCTCTTGGATCGCTACCTTGAGGGGGTAATCTACGAAACATTATCTGCCCGATGTCTTAACAATTTCCATTTCCAAGCCAACTGCGTTTTTCCAGTTAGCGCCTGTAGGGAAAACCCTAATACGATGGTAATTACCGCTATTCCTAAATCCAACCCTGTTTTCGCTATCTACTGCGGTTGCTGTAGGAAAGCTAGGAACTTCGTTTAATAGGTTTCTAGAGGCTATAGATACGCTTGCAGAGCCTGTATCAACCTTTGGTTTAACCAAAGTAATCATGGACTGATTGCCATCGCCTATATCGTTTGTAGTGATATATCCTGACGCTGGTTGTCCTGTAACCGTAACGATTTTTGTGCCTTTTACTCCTGCTAACACAAATTTACCACCAGCCCATAAACGAGAATCAAACGATGTTTCAATGGAGTCCATCGTTCCGTATGTATCCAAACCTTCTAGTGTCGTTCCTGCGGTTGCTGCGCTACCCAAATAATCTGTTTCAGCAGTTCCCTCAGACCATTTTCTTGTCTGAAAATTGTAAATAATGTAACGCTTTTGGGCAAAGATGTCGGTATATTGCCAAATAACTAACTTACGGATGACATCAACCGTTGCGCTCATTTCATTCAACTTGGATTGATCGACATAAGTGTAAAAATGACGATTAACCTTTTCTGAACCAATATCATTTAATACTTGCCCATCGCATGAATAAAATCCATCATCTGATAGAAAGAATGTTAGGTTGCCGTACTGAACAACTGAATTAGATTCGTAGCAACCAATATTCTTGGCAATGGTGTCAAACTGAAAGAATAGTGGTGCGCCAACATACGACATACGCACAATAGAGCGCTCTAGTAATACTAGGCCGAATTCACCACCAGTAATACCACGAATATCACCACCATCAGGCAAAAACTGGCTATCAGACTGACTTGTAGTCGCTGGAGTCCAATCGGTCTCATCGTTAATGTCTGACCAATAAACGGTAGATTCTGCGCCTGCTACATTTCCTGCAACTACAAAATCACGAACTGCTGCTACAAATCGAGCTGCTGGTGCTGCTGCTGCTAAGTCTGCAAATAATGTAGAACTTGTAAGATCCCAACGCTGTAACTTAGCTACCCCATTGGCTGCAATAACAGATGATCCGAATTGAGTAAAGTTCCAACGGTTTGTGCCTGTATAGTTACCAGATTTAGATACATTGTCTAAACTTAGGTCTGTAGAGTCGAACTTATATAACTTAGTAAAACTTCCAGCAAATAATGTAGAACTAGCTGCATACTTAGCCACAAATACATTATTAAGGCTTGTATCGGCAGCAGCAGATAAATCTACTGATGTTGGCAAAGAACCATATCCTACGGCCTGAGGCACTACATTGTATGCTTCTTGTAGTGCGCCAGCGACTCCTGGTTGGTCTGGTAGCCACTCATCGAACTGAATTACTGATTTAGCCATGTGTCATTTCCAATAGTCTTATCTGTCCAAGTATTTGCTAGAACAGCAGTTTCTGTCCATGTATTAGAGTTTACAGATGAATCTGTCCAAGCATTTGCTACAACAGTTGCTTCTGTCCATGTATTCGATCCAACAGAAGAATCAACCCATTCTTCTCCATAAATATAACCTGTAGCGGTAAATGTTACCGTACCTGTTACTGATCCAACTCCTGCAAATATACCGTTTCCTGCTCCACCAATTGTAGCTAGTCCTGTAATGCTTCCAGAACCTTCAATAAGTAGGCCGCCAAGACCACTAATTGTTGCGTTACCTGTAACAGATGCGGTAGATAAGCGTAAACGGATACCTGCGCCTGCTATAGACGCATCGGCAGTAATAGATGCCTCAGAAAGCCTTAAACGGATACCTGCGCCAGTTATTGATCCTGTTCCAGTAACAGATGCGCTACTTACAAATATTGCGCTAGGAACAGCATTTACTGTACCTATGCCTGTAATGGATGCGCTACCCTCTGTGGCTAATACATCGCCTTCGGCATAGCCGTAATCCCAATATCCGTAGAGAACATATTGGTCTGTATATTTAGACATTATGGCAATGTAGCTACAAATTCTTTAGCCTGTTCAGCCGTCATCAAATTACTTTCGGCATCCTCAAGCTGTGCTTCGTCATTGCTAATTTCTGATTTAAAGTTATCGTACTCTGTTGTGTCAGGCATAAAGAAAAAAGAAGTGGTAGTGCCGTTTTCTTGGTACATGGCAGCGTTTATTTTGTCTGACATCATTGTTTTGTAAAGTTTGTATGTACGCATTTATAACTCCGCAGAGAATATTAAAGCAGCGTTAGATGTATTGTCTGCATAAAAGGTTGTTGCATTACCAGCGGTTGTCCCTGAAGTCGTAGTTCCTGTAACTGTTGCACCGCTTGAAGATGTTTCGTTAAGAGCAAGCGTAATGGCAAAAGCACTAAATGCTGTGTCATTAACAACAATATTGCCAACTTGAGTTACTGTACTTGGTGATGTTCTCATCGTAACTTTAAAAGGCACATATAGCTGTGCTGTGTTTGTGCCATAGTAACGACCCTGTCCAAGTGGTGCGTAATTGTCTACATTACCTTCTGCTGAATGTCTGTATGTATAGCGTTGGCAAAGTTGCAGTTCTGTAGTGTACGGCCTGTAATCAAAACTAGTAGCGGTAGAGCCTACTTCCAACTGGACTCCTGTGATGTAGAAAGTTGCTCCGTTTGTTGCTACTAAATTTGTTCCTGAGGAATTAGCTGCACCAAAAACACTATTAGCAGAGCCATAAGAACCGCTTTTTGTAGTCCATGAGCCTGTAGATATTTGGAAGTTAGAACCAGACCCTAAATACCAATTAACACCAAGCCCAATTCCGTTTGTTGTGTCCCAAGTACCACTTGTATCGCCAGCAATAGTTATGGACTTTTGTTCCCAAGTATTAGCAGAATTAATTGTATAGGTTGTGCTATATGCCCTTGTTCCGCCAGCATTAAAAAATCCTATTGCAAATGTCCCTGTTACTGAACTTCTAACCCAAAACGATACTGTAAATGTTTGTGCATCGGAAGTTCCAAACTTTAAATCAGATGCATTAAAACCTTCAATATAGTTATATATTTTATGTTCAGTTCCTGCGGCTGGCGTTCCAGAAGTTGTTACGGTAATTAAAATACTATTATTAAATCCAGCAGGGTGAGCAATATTAGCTGTAGAGCGTTGCTGTGCTGTAAACGCAATGGCGGCTGTGTTGTTATAACATCCAGTTCTATCAACTGGATATACATTTGAATTATTTACCGTAACACTAGCACCAGCATTACGCTGGTCAATCACCATCGCACCGTTGATGATGCGGTTCTTGAACTGTGTAACTGGCACAAGATACTCAGAAGTATCTGCACCGTTATAAGTAGGAGTTGTTATTCCGTTTGTGCCGTCTAGCGTAATAGGCATTATTCAGTTCCTTTTAGCTGTTCTTCTGTAGGTCTTGGTAGAGTAGGATGTTCCCACTTTGCTATGTAATCGCCACGACCGTCTGAGTCATTTCTAAGCATAATTACAGTTAGAAAATCTAAATCTGTAAGTTCAGGATAAATTGTAATTACTTTCTCGTATAAACTCATTATGCTGCCCTCAACAAACAACCGCTTAAAAATGTGGTTTTGGAATCAGCTTGAACTGTGTAAGCAGAGTTTGATTGCGTACCCATTTCAATATAATCAGTAGATCCGTTTAAATACACAACTGTTGAAGAAGTTACTCCAAAATAATTTGATGGAGCAGGGTATCCCTGTGTTAATGTATATGCGCTTCCGTTTTTTACAATATAAATATTAAAATAAATTGTAGAACCCAGAGTACTGGTAGTACTTAAAGTGGCATTAATTTGATAGTATCCAGCAACGGTTGGTGTAAAACGATTAGAAGCAAAGTTATTATTAGTATCAAATACTTCAGTTTGTAAATTAATTATGGTAAAAGTGTTCGCTGAAATAGATTGTGCAGAACTTTGATAAGCACTAAATGCTGGCATATTACCGCTAACCATCGCTGTTCCTGTAACGGATGGAATAGTAACTAAGTTACCAGTTCCAGACGCTAGTTGTAATACACCGCTATTATCAGCAGATTGTGTTAATCCACTTGTGGTTGTAGCTGTTATGATTGAAGCCATTAGTTAATTCCTTTCCAACTAGTCGTAGCTTCATCCCAAATATATAACTTATTGTCTTGAGGCATAGTTACTGGTGCTTGCCATTTATTATTAACTAATAGCCAACTTGGATAAGGCTGTGGTGCTGTAAACACACAGTCTTTATAAGTATAGCCAACACCAATATCATTATTTAGTATTGCAATAGTTCCTTCTGGAAAACCAATAGGAGGATTTGTTGGTTCTTCTTCGTACTCAATGTAGTTAATAACTACACCGTTTTGAATGATTGCGTATTTATTCATAATTTACCCAAAGAACGCAGTAATAATAATTACACCTGATCCGCCATCACCTCCAGCAAATCCGTTTGTACCAGCAGCAGATCCTGTGCCTCCAGCACCTACAGCATAACTATAACTAGACGAAGGGTTTGTAATATAGGCTTCAATGTAACCACCAGCACCTCCTCCGCCTCCTGGAATTACTCCTGTGGCAGCATTACTGTTTGATCCAGCACCGCCACCTCCAGCTCCTGAATTTGCAGCTGCAGGTCTACCAGCATTACTAACCCAAGAGCCTCCTCCTTGACCACCAAAAGGAGTAGACGCACCCATACCACCAGATAAATAAGGAACAGTAGATAAACTATTTCCGACTCCTGGAGATGTTCCTGAGCCACCAATAATTGCTAATCCTGTAGCTGGTGAATTTAATGTTGCATTACCACCAGTTGCATTTCCAGCATAACTAGCACCGCTACCGCCATTACAAGTTAACAGAGAACTACCAAAAGTTGTGTTTCCTCCGTTACCGCCGGCAGCAGGACCACCAGCGGAATCAGAACACTGACCTCCGCCACCACCACCAACCATTTTAATGTATAAATACTTTGCACCAGTAGGAACAGTATAAGTTCCTGAACCACTAGTGTAAGTCGTTACTTGTGGAGCAGCATATAAAGCTAGAGTTCCTGTATTAGCAGGAATAGTAATTGTATTAGTACCAGCAACTGATGGAACATCTACAGTAACTGAACCACTTGTAGCACCTGTAAAGACTAATGGCATTATTGATCCTTATACAATTACCCAACGACTACCGCTAGGAACGGTAACTGTAACTCCATTGTTTATGGTAACAGTTCCTGCTGACATAGCATTGTAGTTTGTTGGAATGGTGTAACTTGTTGATACCGAATTACTGTTTACAACCAAGCCATTTGTTGCGACTAAGTGAGATGCTTTTAGCTCTCCTGTGCTTGGCTTGTAGAGTAACTTAGCATTGGATGTGTAGAGGTTTGTAGCAGTTCCTGTCGTAGCATTAACTAGAGCAGGATAAATGTCGGTTGATGTTGATGTATCGTTGCTGATTGCAGATCCACCGACAGATGCCCAAGCTGTGCCGTTATAGCCTTCAAACTCGCTTGTTGTAGAGTTAAAGCGCAACTTACCTGCAACACCTGCTGGTCTTTCGCCTGTCGTTCCTGCTGGAATCTTGATCGCAGAAGTAGCTGTAAACGATGGGTTTGCATCGTCATACTTTACGGTATCAGCATCATAGGCCTGGACTGTTGAACCAATGTCTGTGGTTACTACAAGCGTCTTGTTATTTGGGATACTTGTGCCATTTAGTGTGGCAGACCCAGTAACTACGGCTGATGCAAAAGTTACAACATCACCAGACTGGTATTTGTCAGTATTTAGATTGGTAAAGTTTGCATCTACTTCATTATGGGTTAGCGGAGAACCTTTTGCGGCTCTTGTAACGATAGTAGACATGGTATTAAGCCAATGTTACTGTTACGCTTGATGCAGCGAACTTAAATACATCGCCTGTTTCGATTGTTTTAGAAGTTGTTAATGCGCCATGATAGAGCATATTGCCTGTAGTTAATGCGTCAAAAATGGCAAAGTGCGTAATTGTTCCCCAGTTTCCTGTTGCCTGGTCAAACTCTACTGCGCCTGAGTTGGTTGATGCGCCATTAGAAGGTGCGCCAAATGTCATGGCCTTACGCGCATACGATCCACCACTTACTTCTGTACCTGATCCTGCATCTGTAGGGTCGCTAGTAAATAGGCCTACATAAACGGTAGATGGTGAAGAATAAGCAGTATTACGCAGAGTTGCATTAATTAGAGCGTTTTCTAGGTAGTTTGATAATGCAGCCATGTTTATTCCTTATCGTGAAGTTACTTTCATTTGCAGAGGAACTCCAGAATATTCTGAACTCTCATCTGTATTATTAATATTGATTACTGCCCTATCGTATAAACCTGCCCAAGTTTGAATACGAGCATCATTCATAAGATAAGGTTCTGCCTCTGCTAACGATGCGTACAAAAGTGCATCTGGATAATTAGCCAAAAATACATTCGATTGATTGCCTGTTGCCAATACAGTTGGCTTGTAGAAGTAAAGCATCTCTAACACATATGTTGTGTCAGGGATTGGTGCAAACTGTAGTTCTTGACCAATAACGGTGTAATAAACTGGTTTGCCTGATTCTTGCGCTCTAGCATCTCGGCTAAATGCGCTAGGGGTAAGGTAGCTAACTGTTACTCGTGGACTGCCTTGAATGAACATATTACGCATTTCTAGGAAGTCGGTTGGCAATCCTACCGTACTGTCTGATGCTGTCATCGTAGCGGTAGCGGATTTTAACATGAGCCGAGTACGCAAATCTCGCTGTAATCTAGTCTCTGCAAGTGTTATAAAATCAGGGATTACCGATGTTAAATCTGACCGACCAAGGTAGTTAGCAATGGTCGTCTTTAGATCGTTGTAGGTTGCAATTGCCATGTTATGTCATCTCTATGTTTTGCCAGCCATAAATGTAAGAACCAACATGACCGATCTCCATAGATAAGTCGTGGTCTACCCAAGTGTCAAAGCCTGCATCTTTAGCCTTAATGCAGAAGTAAATATCCTCGCCCAATACTGCTTTCTTTTGTAGAGTTTCAAAGAAAAAGTATGGCATCTCCATCTTTTTGAATACATCTATTTTAATCAGAATTACACCACATCCAATGCCATCTGCCTTTTCTATTCCTTTTCTGCCTTTGGAATAGATTGGAAACCAACTAACCTTGCCATCCTCTCCAATCTGGAAGTTCTTGGCTGTCGGTTTTACTGGCTCAGACCTAGTTGTTGCATTAACTCCAACAATGTCCTTGTTGTGTTTTAACAGACGAACAATGGTGTCTTTAGGGAAACGCATATCGCCATCTATAAACAGCACATAGTCGCATCTATCCTTGATAGCGGTCTCTACAATGCTGTTGCGTTGGTCGAATATCAGCGTTCCCATCGCTGTGTAGAAGTTAAGCTCGTGTTTTGTGTTTTTTAGCGTATAGCCTGTCATTGCACAAATGTCGAACCCTGTGGCAACTTCCATTTGACCGCCACGAGACGGCACACAGATAGCGATTCTGCTCATACCACACCACCTCTAGTGCGGAAAACACGATTATCTGGGTCATTTAGCCACTTTTTCATGGCTTTTTGATCCAAAATCGTATAACCACGCATAATACCCACTTGGTTTAGGTGGTTAATAATCTCAGTTGGCAGAGTAGCTATGTGGTTTCTGCGGTCGATGGGGTTATCTCCCCATCCTTTGCCTGTCGGATTGTTGTTGTAAGCCTCTTTTGTGTATTCTGCGAACTCGGTTAAGTCTTGCTCTGAGTGGATAATTAGGCCACCTTCGCCATCGTCATACGCAGTCTTTACTACACCATCTCTTACATCTAGTATTTTCTTCACAGTTTGATCCACCTATCAGGAATAATGTCCGAATCATCTAGCCCATTGGTAAACCAGCGTTTAGGTGCTACCACCTTGTTTCCGTTGGCTAACCAAGCTCCCCACCAACCAAATGAACTATTGGCTATGATATGGTTTTTGAAGCTAGAAAGCAATGCTAGGTCTTGTCCTGGTGCGTTGCATGGCATCACATAATTAGCCCATGCTAGGTTTTCTTCGCACCATTGTGGATCGTCTGAAAATACTACAAATTCGTGGTCAGGAAAGGCCTTTATAGCCTCGCTATAGTATTCGTCTCCAAGTTGGGCAAATACATCAGGCAAGGCTAAATAATCGCCTCTACGGACTGTTACAGCTACGAAATCGCTATGGATGTCGGCTTTCGGCAGTTTGAACTCTTGCCGAATCTCATCCTTCACAAAGTCAAAGTATTTCTCACTTTGCCAGTAGCCCACCATCATTCCTGATTTGGTGATCTCTTGGTAACTATGCTGTTTTTCCTGTATCGGCTCGGCAGTATTGTTGGTTACTGGAAACGATATAGGGAAAACCCTTAGTTCATATTGTCTGCTTTTGTTTGTGTCGTAAAACTGAGTGTTTAGCTCTAGGGTTTCGCCTAGTGCTTTTGCTGTTGCGTATCCTGCTGCATATTGGAACATCTGGTTGCCCAGACCGCCCATAATGTAAACGATCATAGAAAAGAGGGTAGATTTTGTCTACCCTCTATTCTACTTATTATCTACTTAATATCAAGCAGATAAGTCGAAAGCACCGCCATGAGCTGCCTCATTGCGAACTTCGAGTGTCAATTCAGCCAAGATTTGTGTCTTGTCTGCATCGCCAACTTTCGCCAATTCGTTTGTTTGGAATGGGCGCAAGTATGCCAAAGCTGCATACTCAGGATCGAGTACGAGGGCATCACGAGTACGCATAAAGCGGTTAGGTACGATCTGCAATACACCAAAGTCGGACTGATAAAGATCAGCACCAGCTAGGATTGTTGCTTGACCGTTTGTAGGTACTTGATAACGCTGTGCCGACAAACCTGTGAAAGCTGAAACTGTCTGCTTGAGAGCAGGAGAAACAACTAACAAGGAAGGTGTGCCACCGCTTGTAAATACCTTGCTGATAACATTCTTAAGAATGGTCTCAGTAAAGGTGCGAGTTGTACCGTCTGTACGAACTGAAACACCGATGGTTGTAGGATCTACACCAGCAGTTGTACCAGCCGACTTGTCGGTATTGGTCTTGATGTAAGACAACAACGAACCCATAACACGAGCGGTTGTGTTGCTTGAACCAGCCGATTGGCCTTGGTTAGCGGTAATGATTGCCTCAATATCACGCTTGATTTCGGCAGATGCTTTAGCCAATTGATAAGCCTTCTCAGACTTACGACCAGCTTTGTCTACTGCCTCTAGCGTACCAGAGATCATGATTGTCTTACCAACGATCTGTGTGTAGTTACCGAGACGGGTTGTTGGGCTGAGAGTAGCCTCAGAAGCTGTTGCACCTTCAACGAGAGCGTTGGTGGTGGTAGCTGCTGCGAGGCTGTCTGTTTGCCACTCATGGTAAACAGCCGTAGCTTTGGTCTTACCAATAGACGACATGATTGGTGTGTCTGTTGGGGAGATGTTATAGATCACATCGCTGAGATCCTCACGAGCGCCTACGGCATCGTAACGATTATATGCTGCCATTTTTTATGTCCTTTATTAAATGAATTTTTCAAAGAGTTTTGCTGCGTCAGCTTTTTTCCCAGTTTTCCTGAGTTGCTGAAACTGCTTCTTAATTGCTTCTTGCTCAGAGTCTCGTGGTGTAGAAGTGCCAGCTTTAATGACCTTAGGTGCGTTCTGCACTTTCTTAGTCGCTGCGCCTTTGTTAGCCACTAACTTCTGATACATCATGCCGTCATACAAAGACTTAACGGCTCGTGGGTCGATGATTTGAGCAATGTCGTCATCAGTCCAACCTACGGATTTGGCATAGGCACGAATGTCCTTTTTCAAAACCTCGGCTTTAACTTCATCGGCAAAGTCTGGAATCATCTGCTTGAGCTGTGTCTGTGCTTGGGCTAGATGGGCTTGAATAGCCTGTTGCTGTTCAGCTTGCTGTTGCATTGCAATGCGTTGCTGTTCAGCTTTAATAGCCATCAGTTGTTTCTCTTTTTCAGTACGCTCTGCGACCTTGATGGCATAGCCAATAGGATCGCTTTCTTTCAGTTCATCTAGATTCTCTTGGGCTACTTCTTTGCCTAGAATCTGCTCGATGGCCTGTAAGCGTTCTGCATAAGTTTGACGCAACTGCTTGGCTTCCTCGATGGCTGCCTTTTCAGCCTCTACGGCCTTTCGGGTTTCAGCGAGGGCTTGAGTTTTCTTCGTGTAATCTGCTGTGCGACTATAGCCACTCAGTAGTTCTTCCTCAGTTACCTCAACTTCTTCATTGCCAACTTTGACTCTGAATGTTTTGGTAGGCTGAGTATCTTCTTCTTGTTCTACAGTTTCTTCCGCACTTTCATCTTGGTAGTCCTCATCCGAGGCTTCGTACTCTACTTCTTCTGAAGTCTCAGGTTCAACAGATTCCGATTGGGCTTGTGAAGCCTTCTCCTCTGCCGAGTCCATCAAAGACAAAAATGCGTTAGCTGCATCAGATACAGTCTGAACACTTCCCTGGGGATTGGTGTTTTCACTCATGTTGTTTACCTTTTAGGTAGTTAAAAAATCTTCCACTTTTTGTCCTCTATTTGCTTGTCGTCTGCAACCGCTTGAATAGTTGCAATTAGCTCGTCTAGCACTTTGAGTTTGATAAAGTTTCGTTCCCGAATCTCTACATCCTCGTCTGCGCTATTAAAAATATTACTTTTGTAGAGATTGCGTTGGCTCTCTACTAGTTCTAAAAAGAACTCATCATGCAAATAAGCTGATGCTCTTGAACTATCTCTCATTAAATAACATTAGGTATGTTTGGTGTAGGAGATAATTTAGCACCAACTTGCAATGCTTTCAATTGGGCTTCGTACTCAAACTCTTGTTGCTTCATCGCCATTTCCATTTCGAACTTCTGGCGATCCAACATAATCTGAGCTTCTGCCTTGGCTCTTGCTACCTCAATATCGTTCATTGCCTTGGCTCGGTCTGCCTCGATCTTGGCCTCTTGTTGCTTGATAAAGGCTTCGATTGCAGGGTCAGGCTGTTGTGACTGTTGAGCGTTTTGCTGAATCATTTGCTCGACCTCTGGGGTAATCTCGGCAAAGAACTCTGTAGAATCCTTAAATCCTGCTGCCTCGATAAACCGACCTAAAGTCTGGCGATAGTTTCCAAGAGTTACTAGCGGATTGGCTAGGCCAACTTCACGCAAAATAGCCTCTTGCTTGTCTAAGACCATAGCGATCATCGCCATCTGCTCTTGCTTGTTGCCTGTTCCAAGACCGACATTGATTGAGATGTCAAAGCCATTAGCCCATTCTCTTGGGTCAATGGATACATATTTACCTCTTAAACGCACTACACGCGCTTTATCTTGGTATTTGCATAAGAGATGTAGGACTTTTTGGAAAAGGTCTTTAACACCTGTTTCTGCAAAAATACGAGCGATCAACTCCATCTTGCCTGCTGCTGCGCTTGTTACTGCTGCAACGGCTGTAGCTGTGGTGTTTTGTAGAACATTAGGGTCTAAACCTTGGCTTACTTCCGACACGCCAGAACGCTTGGCCTGAACACCATCTAGGTACTCTAAGAGCGGGAAAGACTGAGCTGCGGTTGGGGGAACGGTAAGTGGGGTTACTGCGTTGATGTTCTTAGTGCGAACAATACCATTAGCTGTAACGGTTAAGAGGTCATCTAGGTTTACTTGTCCTTCAACAATCTGCATACGAGGACTGTTCGTCATATACATATTGTCAAGAATCTGACGAGTAACTGTAGATTTAATCAGTTGTAGATCCATTGCCCGATCTGCGAAACTCTGACCAAAGAACTTGTGTGGCATTGGGATTGGGCAGATGCTTGCAAACGGTACAAAGTCTGCTTCTTCGTTGTCTAGGATTTCCTTGCCTGAGTAGGTTACTTTGCGTAACTCGGCAATTCCATCGCCATCCATGTCGCATTTGATATAGCACTCAAATACTTCTACTTCTTGCATGGACTCATCGACCATGTTCTGATCGTCTGGCTGCTCACCTTGGGTAAAACGAGCGACTCGCTCTTGGTTGTAGGTGATGTCTCCGAATGTAGGCAGAGTCTCAATGATCTTCTTATCGAAACCCATTGCTACTAGGTCAGAACGAGTAATTAAGCGTCTGTGGGCTACAAATGGGCTATCGCCAATGGTTCTAGCCTTCTTAGAGATTAAGAACTCCTCAGGTGGCACATTCTCGATAACTACTCTGCCATCCTTCTCGGTCTTTTTAATCTTTACATCGTAGGCAAAAATAGGCATTACCATGCCAGTCATCGGATCTGCAGATTCAGATACTTGTCGGCTATCTTGGCTTACTACTTCTACACCAGGATCGGTAACCAACATGGTTAATTCTTCTTCTGTCAGGTCTTTGTAAGTTTCCTTAGTTACATCAACCTTTTCATCCCAATAGACCTTGACAATACCGTTCTTCTGCAACAGGGCATCTTTGAACCAGTTATGGAATATTAGGACTCCATCGTTGTCCTTGTTCATTACCCAATTGACATACTCGGTAGCCTGTTTAGCCTTTTCCTCATCGCCTGGGAACTTAGGCTCAAACCGAACCATCTCGTCTGACTGTGTAAATACACGCAGTAATTGTGGCAATGCACCATCGACTACTTCTGCCACTTCGCCTGTAACAATCTGGCTACGGCCTTCTACCTCGTTACCATAAGGATAACGATTGTAGTATTCAATCGCCTTGCGCCTGTCGTCTGTGGTTTCTGTTTCAATGAAACCAATGGCATTGTCGATCTCGGCATCTAGTATGCCTTTTAATTTGCCTTCATCCATTTATACGATCCATTTGGTGTTAATCTTAATTGGCTCACTCCAAGAAGTCTCTTGTTCCATTCCTAATGCTAGGTAGCGGAAAGCGTCTGATCCATGACTTGCCCAATCGTGCATAGGCTTATCGTAGAACACATTACGCTTTTCGTCATACTCTCGCCTATAGTTTCTTAGGCAATCGAGTCCTTGTTTTACTTGTGGCATATTAAACCAACACTTCGGCAACATTCTGCGAACTGCCTGTATGCCATCCTCTACAGAAAGTCTTGGCAGAACCCGAACATCTAATCCTGATTCTCTCAACACTTCCAATCTGCTCTTACCTGTGCCTAGCTCTCTTACTTCCACATCATGCGGTAGGAGTTGCTCTGCTTGATGCCAATGGTTGTCTCTTAGCCAGCCAACATACCAGTCTAGTCCTTGACCATGATTCTCTACATAGTCTAGGAGTCTTACTTCTTGTCCTGTGGTTTGTGCCACCCATAAAGCTGTAGAGTCGCCCATGCCCAAATCCCAAGCCACATAAGTTCGGCAAAGATCATCTCTTGTAATTTCGCATAGTCGGCCTTTGGATTCCAGATCATTGATTAGCTTTCCGTAGTAACTGCCTTCGACTGCTGCGTTAAAACTACACTCGAACTCTTGGTTGTATTTGTCATCGCCCATTTCTTTTCGGGCTGCCAAGAGTTCATCCTCATCTATTAGCTTAGTCTCACTCGCCTTAAACTGCAATGCTGCCCAACCAGGTTCTTGGCTTGCTCTGTCGAACAGTTCCTTGAAATGATTGTTGCCTTTAGGAGTGCCGATAAACAGGCAGAATCCCTTTCGGTCTGCTAATGCTGGTCGGATGATCTCATTCCAAATCTTAGGGTTCTGGTCTCCGATCTCGTCTAACACCACACCGTCAAAGTATTGGCCTCGGAGCGAGTCTGGGTTATCTGATCCGTAGAGTTGGATTCTCCTTCCGAGAAAATCTACCCTTAATTCCGCAATATTGGCTACTGCGCCTAAAGGCCTTACAAAGTGCGTTAGATAATCCCATGCTACTCGCTTGGCTTGGCTATATGTCGGTGCTATATACGCATACCTAGGATTAGGTCTTTCGTTCTCCATCGCCTGTTTAATTAGCTCATTTAGAGCTGCGACAGTCTTGCCCATCCTTCGATGCGCTACGCTCACCACAAAACGGTGAGTATCCATTGCCTTGTGAATCTCTAACTGAGGTTCTCTAGGCTTGTAGGGGATGATTACCTCTCTGGTTTCTACTTCATCCATCCAGCGATAATCCTAATATCTCCACCGTCTGCGCCACTAAGCTCTGTAGTATTAACAGGCTTACCATCCATGCGATCCATGATTTCTTTTACTGCCCATGGTTCGCCTTCTTCGGCTGCTTGCACTAGCTTGTCTGTAATCTTGCGGAGTTTCTTGCGATCCTCTTGTACCAATGCGACTCTTAGTGCATCGTAAAAGAGCTTGCCCTTCCTAGCATTTTGGTTGCCTGGCTGACCGCCACCTTTATCACTCGATTCGAGTGTTATGTTTTTGTTTTCTGTAGAGTTTTCCATTCCATTCCTGCTCGGTTGATGGTTGATGTGTTGCTATTCTACAACAGTTAATGAATTGTTGGTTGTTTACCGATAAAGTAAATCTCATTGCATCCTATTCTTTCTGATAACTCTAGGATGAATTTGTAGATAATCTTTAGTTCTTCTGCTTTGTGGTTAAAAGACTCAAATCTTGTAGGGCAGTTGCTTAGTTCTACAACTGCAATGTTAGTATCCAAGTAACCCCATAAACATATTTTGCTGTTGCTGTCTTACAGCATCCTGTAGCTCTTGGCCTCTTACTCTGCCAATCTCTTTTGATCTAGCAATAGCACCTTGAGTTGCCTGTTCTACATTGTTGTAAAAAGGCAACTGCATACCTTGTTTATAAAGGTCTTGAACGCTCCTTTTAATTTGCTCAAAGTCTTTATCTGGATCAAATATCTTTCCACCATAAATGGTTGGAACATTGTAGAAACCATCACCAGGCAATCCTAATTCTTTTGCCGAATAGGTTGCAGTCAGTTCTGTGTGTGGCTCGTAAGAGCCTTGGTCGAACACTATTGGTCTACTGGTATCAATAGGAAATCCTGATGGATCTCTGTATTGACCTGAATAGTTATACAACAATCCTTGTAGGATTGATGGGTTTAGTAGTCCTTGCATAAATCACCACTTAACCTTGTCTGCCCAGTATGCTGCCGACATCTTGCCTTTGTTGATGTTCTTAGCATGACGAGCCTTAAATGACTTGCGCCTAGCTTTATCTGCCTCGGACTCGCCTTTTCTTGCAGGGCTACCGCTTACCCCTTGCTGACCAAATCGAATGGTCTTTACCTTATCACCTTCTTTAGCGACTACGACATGGCTTTTAGTAGGGTGGTTAGGGGTGCGCTTGGGCTTGTTATATCCCGCTACACCCATTCTTTCAATAATGGATGCTGCTTCTCTGATTTTCACTTCTTAACCCGCATTGACTTGCCTGCCTCGCTTAACGCAATGGCAATGGCTTGTTTTGGGTTCTTGACAACCTTACCACCCTTGCCAGAGTGTAGCTTGCCCGACTTGTATTCGTGCATTACTTTACCGATTTTCTTTTCCGATTTTGTCATTTTCATATAGATCCTTTAGGTCGTATTTACACCAGATTAGGGGTGCTTCTTCTCCATCTGCCATGCCTCTAGCTATGTGCTGTTGTATAGAAATAACAGTAGCACCTAGTTCGTTTAGCCCATCCACCATGTCTGGGAATGTCTTGGTCTTAAATATTGCCTCGTTGCGTTTACAGGATTCTGATTCGCCCTGAGGTGTATAGCCATTAGAGTCGTGATCTAAGGCCAAGAATGTGCCATCTCTGTAGCCAATAGGAAGGCCTACAGCTTCTAATCTTTTGGCTAGGTCGGTGTCCTCATAACCCCATCCCCAGTATTTGTTGGAGTAGCCATTACAGGCCTCAAAATGCCATTTACGCATTAAGGCTACTGCTGCTAGTCCGTATCGCTGTGCGATTACTACTCGATCTGTGCCATGCCCTACTGGTCGCTTATCTAGCCCATGCCAGACGATTCGGCTCGGTAGGCTTGGTTCGCTGTAGTCTGCCCACATCGGCAAGTAATCTACATCATTAAAACAAATATAGTCCACCATGCCAGCTATGGCTGTATAAGCATGGTTTAGGATTGAGCCTTTGTTAAAAGGCAGATCGTCTGCTTGCTCTGCTATGCAAAATAAGGGTTCTATCCCTAGGTTATTGCGCCTAAAGTAACTAACAGTATGAGGCAACATCTTGGTTAGATGCTCCTCTCTGTTTCGGTAGGGGATGATTATCCCTAATCTCACTTTTTCTTTGATTTATAAGGTTTTGCTGTCTTTGCTGCTTCTTTGAACGCTTTTGCGCTTGGTGCGCCCTTTGCACCTGGTTTACGCATTTTCTCGCCAGATCCCTCTGCGATACGCTTGCGTTTAGCGTGGATATTAGCGTATAGACCTTTCAATCCTCATACTCCCCAGAATCTTCTTCTTCCATTTCATCTTCTTCTTCTGCGCCCATAGGCTCAAAAGCCATACAGCCATTCTCTCCAGAGCATACAAAGTCAAAAATCTCGCAATGACCCATGCCTTTGCCTACACCACATTTAGTCATTTCTTCGCCTGTCTCAAAGTATTCACAGGCTTTGCATTTACCTTCGCCATCCTTTCTTGCGCCATACTCGGCTGTCAGGATCGCCTTTTTCTTATTGCCTTTGTTGATGTCGGCATCGACTGTAGATAAAGGGCAGCTAGACATATCGGACTCTAGTAAGCCACCTTCTTTCTTTTCGGCCTTCATTGGTTCTTTGCCCAAAAGACCGATCATGATGCTCATGCCCTTTTTTTCCATATATCACCCATAAAAAATAGCCCTATTTCTAGGGCTATTGAAGAAGAATCACTAAATTTTGGGTGTAATAACCCAAGCAAATTATAAAGCATTTTTTGACTCTCTACAGGATTTGCAGATAAATTTTTCATTCATCCCATTGTTGTAGATCTCGAAAATCCCATTCTCTGTAGTCTTTTGTAGATTGCACCTTGAGCATATCCGCATAGTCTTTACTTTTGGCTCTCTTGTCGAGTTGGTCTTGAAGTCTTTTTTTAGCATTTTGTAGATCGGTTTCAAACCGCTTGGGGGATATTCTGAGGTGATGGGCTAACTGGTTCTGACTAGCATAAGGGTGGCTCACATACCGAGCCTTTAGGATCTTTCTAAGTTCTAGTGGTAAACCCTTAACACAATCCTCTATTAGTTCTCCATCCTTGTGATCTGGCTCATAGTGCGGTTCTTCTGGTGCATATAGATTTCCTAGTTCTGGGATGTAATTCTTTTCAAATGATCGGCAAGTAGTCTCTGGTTGCGGAATGACGATGCCATAGGAAAGCCACCAAGCCCAGTTCTGTAGTCTCTCATCCAAATGGTCTTTTGCCATTAAGGAAATCCATAATATATTGACTGTATAATTGTAAACAAAAAATCTGTATTATTTCAATATCTTAACAACCTGTAGAGATTATATGAAGAATCAGCATGGGTATTATCTAACAGACCAAGAATTTGCCGATCTATGGCAGAAGTTTCCTAGCCCTACTTTGATGGCAAGAGAAACAAAAACAAGTCCTAGAGCCATATTAAACAGAAGGCGAACTGTAGAAGTTAGATTGGGGATAAAGCTAGAAGTTGGGGTAGATCTAAAAGGTGAGCATAACAATAAACTAAAGCAAGAAAGATTAGATAGGCTCAAAGCCAAGAATGAGGCTAAATTAGAGCAAGCACCAGTTTCAGTCAGAAGGGGAACACATCTTGATAAAGGTCGTATCATTGTTTTTAGCGATGCTCATTTTTACCCTGACGATACCACTACAGCTTATAAAGCTCTTATTAAGTTTATTGAACATTTCAAGCCGAATATTATTGTTAATAATGGCGACAGCTTTGATGGTGGTAGCATCTCTCGGTTTCCTCGCATCGGCTGGGATAAAAAGCCTACTGTCCAAGAAGAACTAGAGGCTAATAAATTCTACCTTGGTGGCATTGAGAAAGTCCGACCAGCAGGAAGTAGATTGATTTGGTGTCTTGGAAACCATGATGCAAGGTTTGAGACTCTACTAGCTAATCATGCACCGCAATACGATGGAGTGCCTGGATTCCAACTAAAAGACCATTTCCCTCTATGGGAAGGGTGCTGGTCATTCTGGGTCAATGACGATACTGTAATTAAACACAGG